GGTTCAGGTAATGCAATTGCTTCTACAACAGGTGCGTTATAAGGAGGATATTTTGGGAATATCTGACTAATGCTGACATCTCTCTGACTCCGTGCGAATGAACATGGCGAACTTTCTACCTCATAAAAAGGTAATAAGTCTGCCTGTCTCACATTGACTGACTGACATGTAATTGTCTGTCGCCAAGATGGAGATAATTCATTCTCATGAAAATCTGTGTGCTCCCGAAATTTCTCAAATGAAAGAGAAATTACTCGCTGAAAAGGAATCTCGTCTAAGACGAATTGATTCTGATATTCGATTGGTAATATGGCTTTGCCTTGCCAACCGAGATACTTATCTGATTTTGCAGTCCTATGACGTTCAATCCATGAACGTTGTTGTGACTCCATTAAAAGACGAGTATTGTATTGCGAAAAGGAAGTTTTTCCATTATCATCTTTTTTAACAAAAAGAGGAAGATGGAATCTTCTCCAAACCGCCATATCTTCAGCAACTACGGGTGCAGCACTAGAATTTCTAATCAAACTTCCATAAGACATATTGGAGGTCACGATGACAATAGGGGACGTAAAAGTCCTCCCTTTATCTTCGAGATTAGCCATTTCTAATTGGAAGCGATTCACGGAAATCAACTGTTCAAATTCAACCAAATCAGAACGGTCTTCAAGATTCTGCCCAAAGTCATCTAAAATGACAATGGGTTGTCCTGAATAACCGTCCCAAAATTTGGACGAACAAGAACGAGAGTAGGAAACTTCCCCTTTATAATTAGGGAAGAATCCAGATGTCAAGGTTGATACTAAAGACTGAACCGTAGTAGTTTTACCCGACCCAGGTGGGCCGAATAATCCTATTACAAATGGTTCTGGTCTTGTAGCATCTTCCAACATATTGAGATACCGAGGCCCTCGAGTGGTTTCGCGGAAACCCTCGAGAGCTTTCCTAGCACCGCCTTTGTGTACAGGGTTCTCTACAGTGGCTCGCGTATTGGGCAATTTTGTTCTATAAGGGTTATATACCCTTTTAACAAATTTTCCAACTTGCTTTCCTCTGAGGAACAATTTCCTGAGGTAATCCTCAGGAACGACCTGTAATTCC